CAAATGCAGCAACATCTGGCTCTGATGTGCTAAATCCTATTGGATAACCTGTTTTATCTAGTACAGGAACTAAATTGCCATTATCTCTAAAGACAGCCATAAATCTTACACCACCGCCTTGAGACACACCCATTGGCATTAAGAATGCTCTGTTGTCTATACTATCATCTGTAGATAATCTTAAAGCTATTCGAGAATCATTTGGTGTTGATGTATCAATCATTAAGTTCATTAACTCATTGTTAACTTTGTTAATAAAAAAATCTTTCATTCTTTTATCTGCAAACAAATGATTAAAAGAATACCTAGATCTATTGCCGCCCTCAGAAGCAACATCCATTACATAACCTTCTGTTTCAGAAAACATTCCTTCATAATATGCTTGTAAATTACCTTCTATAGTATCCGCTTCTATTCCTAAAGAACCCATATACATAGCAAAAGAACCCAACATTCTTATTGCTTGTGGGTTTGTTCTTGCATCAGGTACTGCTCTTTGAACAAAATCATTAGCACTTAAAGACTCTTTATCATAAAGATCTCCAAACTTTCGCATCATAGATATTCTTACTTCTTCAGTATCAGCTTGAGCTAATCTAGTAGATATATCTGCAATGTCTTCACCAGTAACTTTTCTTGCAGCAGAAATAGAAGCAAGCCTTGCTAATGTTTTGTCTCCCAATCCTATGCCACTAAAAAGATTTACTTTTGCATTTGTTCCTCTTGGTTGCTGAGAAAACTGTTCATATAAAGTAAGAATGTTAAGGTCTTGTTCAGTTCCCTTAACTGCTCCTGCGGCTAAATCCTGAAACATTTGCTTTAAAGCAGGTGGCAATATTCCTGCTTGCATAGATTTTGATAAAAGAAGTGCGCCTGTATTGTTAGGGTTAAATGCTTCTTGGCTAAAGAAAAACTCTTCTCCCATTCCTGCGGCTTCAAGAATAAAATCTTGAACTTCAATTGCATTAGAAGCGTTTCTTTCTATAAAGTTTCCACTAATTAAATCAGTTCTTATATTAACAGATTCTTGTATTGCTTTATTATCTGCTTCTACTCCGCTAATAATAGTTTGTCTAAAATTTAATTGAGAAGCTATTGCTTCTTTATTAGTAAAGTTAAGAGCTTCATCAACAGCAGCCTTAAGTTCTGGTGGTAAATTTTCTTCAATTCCATTTACTGCATAATTCATAGCAGCTTGCAAACCTATTGATGTTGTCTGATCTGTAATAGAATTGCCAATAATGTTATCAGTTTTAGCTCTTTGAAGATTAATTAAAGCAGCTTGTCTTTGTGGCTCAGAAAGAAACTCAGTGTTAGTTATAAATTCAATACCTTCATCATATTGAGTTGATACATTTTCTGTATAAGTTTTGATTGCATCACTTACTAATGTTCTTTGTTCTTGTTTGTATTTTTCTGTAGTTCTAAAATCAGTATCAGATAAATCATTAATAAATTCATCTATATTAGCAGCGCTCATAGCTCCACGTTTTGTTAAATCCATAAGAGTTGACATAGCAGTGTGAGCTTTACCTGTAAGTCTATCAGCGCTTCTTCTTATAAAGCTTCCTTTAAGACTATCTACTATTTCTGCAGGTGATAGCCCACTAGCTTGAAGATCGTCATATGCCGCAATAATTAAGCCTTTAGATATTTCTGTTCTTAACTCTTGTTTTTGAGCAGTAGTTATTGCAGTTCCAAGCCTTCTAGATTCATCAGATTCTCTTGAATCTAACTCTACTTCGGCAGCATCATATCTATCTAATATTAATTTCTTTTTATTTTCTGAACCTTTTATTTCGTTAGATTCAAGAACTTTACCGCCAAGACTTCTTGCATTAAAAGCCATAGCATCATAGTTTTCTTGATCTAAAAGATTATTTGTAACTTGATTTTCTTTTTCATTTCTGAGTATCTCTAATTTTTGTTGCTCAACAATAGGTGCTAATGCTCTAATAGAATCAAAGTCAGTTATCTCAGTTCCATCTTCTGATGTTGTTCTAAAATATCTTAAAGCATCACCAAGAATGTTTAGCTCTTCTGAATGTTTTTCTTCATTTAAATTAGTTACACTGCCAGAAGCTATAGCTCTTAAAACTGTTTCTGCTTGAGTAGAAGTAAGATTTGCCATTCTACTTCTAAGCGTTCCTATTGCAAATCTTGTTGCGCTTGAAGTTTCAAAAGCTTCTCTTTGTGATGCGGTAAAATGATTAGATGCTTCTGCTTTTTCTGTTGTGCTAAGTATATCATTTATAAGAAGTTGAGCTTTCTCAGTTTCACCAGAAGAAGTAAGTGCTTCTATTGCGTCTAGCTGTTCATCAAGACCAAGAACAATACTATTGGTTGTTTTAATACGTTCTCTTTTTGCAGCTTTATCCATAAGGTTAAGACTTGTTGTTGTAGTAAGTCCTACACCTGACTGCATAATATAGTTACTATAACCAGTAGCCTCAGAACCAGTTGCCATATTATCAATATACTGGTGCATTTGATCTTTAAATAATTCTACACCACCATCCTGATCTTGATATTTAATAGCAAGTTCTTTAGCTTTTATCTTTAACTGGTTATCAATCTCAAACTGAAATCGTTTAGCTATTGTTTCTTCGTATGCTTGTTTTCCTGTTCGACCTAAGAAGCTATTGTCTTGCACCCAACTAAGAGCCTGTGGTTTATTTGTAATAGGATCAAGTGTTGTAATCCTTGATGTTTCTTCTTGTTGAGCAAGTTGCTCACCACTAATAGCAGACTGTCTACCCATCTCACCAATAGCTAGTTCTGTTAGTTTATTTGTAGCAGCAGCTATCCTTTGGTATTGATTGCTACTTTGTTGTCGAACAACACCTACAGGACCAAGACTGCCTATCTGTCTTTTTTCTCTAATAACGCCCATTTATGCCGTTCCTTTAAAAAACTTTGGATCTAAGTTTTTAGCAATATCTGAAATGCCTGTAATTAGATTTGCAGTTGCTTCTGCTTTTAATCCTGCCGATGCGCCCTGCCCATACTTGTAAGCAACAGCAGCAGCCGTAGCTAACTTAGCTGTTTGAAGTTCAGCAGATCTTTCTATACCTTCTAAATCCTCAGATGCAATTCTTCTATTCTCTTTAAGAAGCGCACCAACAGATCTATCTTCTCTACCTAATGCACTAAAGAAAGCAATGTTCTGAGATTCAGCAATTTGCATATCTCTAATACGTCTATTAGATTCATCTATTGCTTGAGCCTTAGTAAGAAACAAATCATTAACATGTTGCCTTGCTTCAAAGACACCTATCTCAGCCCTACGTTTTGCTTCTGCTCTTGTAGCATCATAAGATTTCTTTGTGCCAAATAAACTTAAACCTGCTAAAAAAAAATTTAGACTCATTAGAAAGATACCTCCGCGACCAAACCGTTAACTTGTATAAACATAGGTGCAGTTTGCGTTACTGTAATCTGAGGATCTTTATTATATCCCAGTAAATAAAACTCTCTTTTCCCTGTGACTGCTTGCCTTGGTAGGCTAAAGTCATTGTTTACTTTTCTTATTATTAACTTCTTGTTGTTTACTGAAACAGAAAGGGTCTCAGATAAATCTAGTATTACTCTAGATAAACTTCTAGGCTGTCCTGTTTCTGGACCGATAGAAGTGTTAACATCTATTGGATTAGTCTTTAGTTCTACATCAAAGCCAAAACCTACCTGACAGCTTGTGAGAGAGGCGTCTACAGCCGAAACATTTATCTGACCACCAGACACAGTAAATTTGCCTAAGTAGTCTGTAGAGCTTATTACATCGACCTCTGCGCCATTCTCAAAGAAATTAGATACAGTAAAGACACCTGCCGTTCCTGTATATGTATTTCCAATATCCAAACTTACATTTTGATTTAGCTCAGTAAATACAAAACTCTTTGTACCTGATCCAAGATTGGTTTTAATAACAGCAAAAACCCTATTACCAATAGCAGTAACAGAGTGAAACGAACCGTTGGTTTCAAATCTTGTCCATCCTGCAACACCTTCAATTCTATTTAGATTATATACAGCAATTTCACCAGTAAAGTTCTGAGCAAAAACAAATGACTCAGCAGTGTTTACCGCACCACTAATCACACACATTTGAACAGGATCGCTTATCAAATGAGAAGAAAGCAATGAAATAGGATCAGCCTTATAAGCTTGCTGACTATCATCAAATACAAACTGACGTATCATCTTACCGCCAATCTGACCAAAGATTGTAGCACCATAGAAAGGTTGCGGTCTTACAAACGTAGATCCAAAAGATGTTTGCCTTTTTACCCTAGCATTTGTTGGAGTAATAGGTTGGTTTTCAAATGTAGGAATAAAAAATTCAGAACCTGCGGTAAAAATATGTATATCCCTATTAGAAACAAAGTGACGTATAGTAGCTACCTCACCAATACTCATTACCAATTCTAATCCATCATCATCTTGAGCAGTGCCAATATCAAAATTATAAAACAAACCAGACTTACTTGCCCAAACAGTATCAGGTTGTGATAGCGTACCACCAAACCATAATCTATTCTCATGAAAACCAACAGCAGCAGGATAACCACGCAATGAAGAATATGATTGCTCCATCCACTGTTGAGTTGCAGCATGTGTTACTATTTGTAAAAACCCACCACCATCTTCAGATGTATTAGCAGATGAACCTGCTGTAACAATATATCTGTTTTCGTCTAAAACGCTTGCAATACTTCTCGTGCCATTAATTTGCGCAGCATTTATACCACCAACAGCAGCAGCATTTCTTATTGTAATGCTATCATTTGTAGTCATTCCATGATTAATATGAGTAATTTCTAAATTGCCAGAACCATCAGTTGTTCTAATAGCATTAGCATCAAGCTCTACAAAAAGTTCGTCAACAACTCTACCAGTAGCAGATGTAGCAGATTGAACAGATGTTATGTATATTTCAGCATCATGGTACAACAAGGTTATACCAATATGCTTAGAGTCAGGATAGTTACCACCAGATTGACTTCCTGTTATGTCAAAGTATGCAGCACTTGTTGTTAGCGTGATAGACGTACCAGTTGTAGCAGAGGGATCTAGTGTCATACCAGTTGGCTGAAAATGATAGTATGGTTGATAAATCTTAGCGCCACCTGCTTGAAGCTGAAAATTAAACTGCTCTACTTGAAAACTATTTAAACCAGTTCTTATAATCTGTTGACACATAAAAGTATTGTGGCAAAGAAATAATACATCTCCACCTTGGGCATAGGTCATTTCATGAAGATAAGCTTGATCCCATTGCAATGTATTTGAATCAATATCTTGCGTAAGTGTAGTTGCTAAACTCAATGCACCAGTAACAGGGTTAATAAAAAATATTTCACACTTCTGATGAGAGAAAGCTATTACATATTGCTCATCATCTGAAAAAACAAAAGGTATTAATCTTACTTGCTGCCTTATAGATGTATCCTCAGTTACCCCAGTAAAGTCATGCAAAGCTTGAAAACCACCACGTTTAGCCACACCACCTTCTGTTCTTATAAAAAAGTTCTTAACACTTTGAGCAGATGAGTTATAAATTGGAGAATCAGTTCTTGCTACCAAAGACGGACTAATCTCACCATATTGAAAGTTTGTTATAGGTATTCTGGCTTTTTGCATTTAGCTTCGCCTGTTAGTAATAAATCTTGATGTTGTAAGCTTACGAGTTGTTTGTTGTTGAGAATCTGTTGATCTAGCTTTCGCCATAAGAAATTCGTACTGAGTAGACATTAAGTTAGATAAAGAAGTATCTCTTATTAATGCAGTAGCAAACACAACAGCCATCGCATATTCTACGCATACAGAGAAATAAGAAGGCCAATCAACTTCATTAGCTCTATAAGTAAAATCAGCTATAAGAACATCAGCGGCCTCGGCATCACAAAAAACCTTATTGCCATAAACATTGTATTCAATTTGCAAATCTCTTACCGTAACAGAATGAAGAAATAAATAATCAGGAAGCTGATAAGCAGAGTCAAATCTACCAGTAGGTGCCTCACTTAACCTATTTAATATAGCTTGATTTGTTGCAAACCTCCAACGTGTAGAGGTAAGATTAGTTCTTGCAATATCTTCGTACATGTTACCTGCAATCAAAGCTTCAGATGTATCATCATCAAAAGAAGTAATAGGCTCTGCACCAATTAAGATGAGAGCGCGGCTACATATATCAATTGCACTATTTGCAGGAGTACTTACCATTATAAACCTCTATGAAAAGAGGGGGGCTTTCGCCCCCACTCTATTAGTCACCATCGGTCTCTGCGACAGCAGTACCATCAGATACATCTACAACTGAACCAGTATTAGAAAGAACAGTACAGAAGTTAGTTGTTGGAACATTTGTATCCCGAACCATAATCAAGTCACGAACAGAAAGCATATTAGCTGCACTGTTAAAATAACCTGATGTGTTCACAGTGGCAATCGCATCCGCAGATGTATACATCCACAAACTGCCATTTGAGTCGCCACCGATACGAGCAAGACCACTTGCACTATAAGCCATTTTAGATCCTCCTCTTAGTTATTGTCTAGGACTTCATAGATACCGTTATCATCGATAGCTACTGCGCCCATTGACATCATTGATGTTGCTAAGTGAGATA